CTCACGAAAGTGGTCGAAGAAACGAGTGAAGACTACTCTCCTTTTTGGTTTGTTGGTGGTACCCTTTCCGGGATTCTCCTTTCTGTGGGCATTTTTTATGCTTCTGTCCAAATTGCGAGGTAGGAAGAATGAAAGACAACGGGATAGACATAATTCATTACGAGAAGGCAATAGCAGAGAAGTACGGTGACGAAGCAGTACAGAACCCTCGTGCGAACTGGACACCAGAAAAAGAAAAAGAATACCTCGAAGAATTAAAGCAAGTTGCGAAAAAAGAAAGAGAAATAGACCAGAAGTCCGACATGGTCGACCATAACGGTGTTTTACTGCCTAAAAAACTACTTAATAGAAGGGAAAACAGAGTTTGCCCTATTTGCGATGTTTATTCTTTTTCAACGAAGGATGACATTTACATGAATAAGTTCAAGTGTTGTTTCAAATGTTATGTTTCAACACTTGCCGATAGAGGAGAATAGTGATAATGTTGTTAGAGAAATTAAAAGAAGTAATTGAAGTCTTGGAGAGTGCCTCCAAGGATGCTGAGAAGTTTGACAGAGGTGTTGATGCTCCTGGCACTCGTCTTCGCAAAACAGCAACAGAGGCATCAAAACTTCTAAAGGAACTTCGTCAACAAGTCTTGGATATTCGAAAAGACCGAAAGGGATAGAAGTGTCCTATCAACTTACAAAAAAAGAGATCATTGCCGAGATTTTAAAGTCCGGCAAGGATCCCGTCTATTTCACGAATACGTATGCTCGAATCACACACCCAATGCGAGGGCAAATTCCGTTCAAAACCTACGACTTTCAGACAAAATTACTTAAAGACTTTAACGATTATCGATTTAATGTAATTCTTAAGGCAAGGCAGTTGGGAATCTCTACAGTCACCGCAGCATATGTTGCCTGGATGATGATGTTTCACAAAGACAAGAATGTTTTGGTCATCGCAACAAAACTTGCTACTGCCACAAATCTAGTTAAAAAAGTGAAGCAGATAATCAAAAACCTACCTGACTGGTTGGTTACTTCAACAATATCTATAGATAACAGAACCTCATTTGAACTTTCCAATGGTTCGCAAATTAAAGCAACCTCCACTTCTGGTGATGCTGGCCGTTCAGAAGCATTGTCTCTTCTCGTCGTTGATGAAGCTGCTTTTGTAGATGGCATGGACGAACTTTGGACAGGTCTGTACCCTACCCTGTCTACTGGTGGTAGATGTATTGCATTATCTACACCAAATGGAGTAGGAAACTGGTTTCATAAAACATATGTGGATTCGGAAAATCAAGCAAACGATTTCCACCACACAGTTTTAAATTGGGACACGCATCCAGATAGAGATCAGGAATGGTTTGAGAAAGAGACAAGAAATATGTCTCGCAGAGACATCGCACAAGAATTGGAATGTTCGTTCCTTGCTTCAGGTGAAACCGTAATTCACCCTGACGACATCGAAAGGATAATGGCAAAAGTCACAGACCCTAAGCATAGAACAGGGTTTGATAGAAACTTGTGGATATGGGAAGAGAATCTCCCAGGAAATAAATACCTTCTTGTTGCCGACGTTGCCAGAGGTGACGGAAAAGATTTTTCAGTGTTTCATATCGTCAAACTTGAAACCATGGAGGTCGTCGCAGAATACAAGGGGAAACCAAACCTGGAAATGTTTGCTCAACTACTATTTTCAACAGCAAACGAATATGGTCAGTGCTTGATGGTAGTGGAAAATAATAACATCGGTTACAATGTTTTGGAAAAATTAATAGAAATGCAGTATCCAAATTTGTACTATTCTCATAAGACAACACATGACTCGGTAGACCCCCTTGTTGCCGAAACTATGTCAAATGTTGTGCCTGGATTCACCACATCAATGAAAACTCGACCTCTGATCATTGCAAAACTGGAAGAATTCATCAGAAATAAACTACTTATCCTGTATTCAAATCGTGTATTGGATGAAATTAGAACTTTTGTCTGGGTCCACGGCAAACCCCAAGCAATGAGGGGGTACAACGATGACCTCGTTATGTCTCTCGCAATTGCCTGCTGGGTTAGGGATACTGCCCTTATGGCGAACAAACGTGCGGAGGATTACAACAGAGCTTGCTTAGATGCTATGGTCGTAGCAAATACTAAAATAAATACTAAAATTCCCGGACAAGTAGGGTATAATAGAAGTCTAGACCACGACAAAGGCACCGAACGAGAGAATGCAATTAAACAGCAAATAGAATACTCTTGGTTGTATAAAGGATAACACATGGCAGATCAAACAAAGAACCCCAAAAATAATCAATCATTCCTTTTCAAGGGATTAACTAAACTATTCTCTGGTCCAATCGTCAATCGACGGGTACAGATGTATCGTCAACAGAGAAGAAGAGACCTGGACAAGTATAAGTTTAAATCAGCACAGGGAATGAAGTTCCAAAAGAGTGTCTATAACCCCATGGACAGATTTTACTCTGAGAATATGCTTAATAGAAACAGGGCAGAGAGATACACAGACTTTGATCAAATGGAGTATGTACCAGAGATTGCCTCTGCTATGGACATCTACGCAGATGAAATGACCACTTCTACAAATCTTCAGCCCATGCTTAACATCAAGTGTAAGAACGAAGAAATCAGAACGATCCTTCACAACCTATTTCACAACGTAATTAACGTAGAGTTCAATCTCTACGGTTGGTGCCGATCTATGTGTAAGTATGGAGATTATTTTCTGTACATGGAGATTGACGAAAACGAAGGTATAAAGAATGTGGTTGGACTTCCGACTCAAGAAGTAGAAAGGTTAGAGGGAGAAGACCAAACAAATCCAAATTACATCCAATATCAGTGGAACTCAGGTGGTATCACTTTTGAGAACTGGCAAGTGGCACATTTCCGTATCCTTGGTAATGACAAGCATGCCCCATACGGTTCATCTATTTTAGAACCTGCCCGTCGTATTTGGAGACAACTTACTCTCTTAGAAGATGCCATGATGGCTTACCGTATCGTTCGATCACCTGAACGACGAGTGTTCTACATCGACATTGGTAATATTGCTCCACAGGATGTGGAACAACACATGCAAAGAGTTATCACTTCGATGAAGAGAAATCAGGTGGTAGATTCTGCAACAGGTAGAGTTGATTTAAGATACAACCCTCTCTCAGTCGAAGAAGATTACTTCCTTCCTGTTCGTGGTGGAGAGACAAGCACGAGAATCGAAAACCTCCCCGGTGGAACATTCACCGGAGACATCGACGATGTTAAGTACCTGAGAGACAAATTATTTGCCGCACTAAAGGTGCCGCAGTCATATCTGTCTACCGGAGAGGGTGCCGATGAAGAGAAGACAACATTGGCACAAAAAGATGTTCGTTTTGCCAGGACTATTCAGAGATTACAACGAAGTGTTATTTCGGAATTAGAAAAAATGGCAGTTATACATTTATACACCCTTGGGTTTAGAGGAGACGACCTCGTATCTTTTAAATTAGGACTAAACAATCCTTCCAAGATTTCTGAACTCCAAGAACTGGAACACTGGAGAACCAAGTTTGATGTTGCCTCTAGTGCCACTGAGGGTATGTTTAGTCAACGATGGATTGCCAACAACCTCTTTGGTTTAACGGACGAAGAAATGATTCGTATGCAGAGAGAGATGTTTTACGATAAGAAACTCCTTGCTGCCCTATCAGCCGCAGAAGAAGGGCAAACTGCCTCTGGTGGTGGCACCGGTGGAGGTGATCTAGGTGGTGATCTGGGAGGAGACGACTTAGGTGGAGGTGATCTAGGTGGAGATGACGAACCTGCCGACGAACCAGAGGAGGAAGAGGGAACCCTTCTATCCGCACCAGAGGAACTCGAAGAAGACGATGATATCAAGGTTGGAGACGAATACACCAGACCAGGATGGAATGGCAAAACTAGAGTCAAGAAAGGTGAGTCTGGAAAAAAGAACGCAGCTCGTCAAAAAAGCATGAAATCTAAATTTGCTAGGGAGAAGGCATCTTCAACAACTAGAAATGTTTTCCCCGGACTTACAGATATTGCTACACTTTATACTGGATTAGACAATAGTATTTATGAAAGCAAGGACACTAATTATTTGATGGACGACGAGAAAAAGTTGTTCTCTAACAAATATCAGATTAAGAAACTTGTCTCTTCGTTAGAAGAGAGTAAGAAAATGGAGTTTGAGGATCATGATGAAGAATAAACACAACAAAAAGAGAAATGTTGCTTTTATATATGAAGCACTTATTAACACTATAACAACAGCAGTATTGAATAAGGACGATGCCAAGAGACAAATGGCAACATCCATTATTAAAGAGTTCTACCGGGATACTGAAATTGCTAAAGAGCACCAAATCTATACAACGATTTTGGAGTGCGAAAACTTAGAAAAAGAAACTGCTGAGAAAATAATCGCAGAAGCAAAGAGGACACACGACAAGATTAACAAGCAGCAATTGTTCACCGAACAAACTGCCTTGATCAAATCGATTAACAAGTCCCTCGGTGCAGAAACCTTTTCAGTGTTTGTTCCATCATACAAGTCACTTGCTTCAGTGGCACAACTCTTTAACCAAGAGACGACTGTCCGTGACAGAGTGTTGTTAGAGAGCAAGGTTGTAGAGACAATGACTATCCCCGAAGCTAAGGAAGAACAGAAGTTGGAGCAGATTGACGAAATCGTTATGAACAAGTTTCTAGAAAAGTTTAATGAAAAGTATAAAGACAACCTTAACGAAGGACAGAAAACTCTTCTTGCGAAATACATCTCATCATTTGCCGACAACGGTGTCGAACTTAAAGTTTACTTGAACGAAGAGTTGGGCAAAATTAAAAAAGAATTAAACTCACTTTTGGAAGACAAGGAAACTTGCGATGAACAGATGACGAATTCAACGAAGCAAGTTTTAGAGATTATAGAACAAGCAGGAAAGATTCAGGTAGACGAGAACTTACTTGTCAATGTTATGAAGTTCCAACAACTCGTGGAGGAAATCCACAATGACGATTGAAATTACATTACCAGATAATAAAACCGAAGATAAAGAAGTCCAAGAGGAAATTAAGATTGACCTTAATGTTCGTCGTTCATTGGACGGAAATTACTTAATCTTCGACCATATCGACATTGATATTGTAGTGATGCCGGAAAAGAACAAGGTTATCACATTTCCAAAAGAAAGTTTGAGTGATGTCGTATACGGAGCACAGAACAGGATGTTCGATTACCTTGTGAAAAAAGGAATCATTCTACCCGAAACAGTTCAGGGTGGAAATGTATACGGAGCACTAGAGGGAGCGTACCCTGAATCAACTACAGGATATGATGCAGACAAAATGGTCATGCTATCTTTGTCCAAGTTCATCGACGAAGAACGACCATATTTTGCTTACGACCAGGCATACCAACAACAAGAGATTGATAGACTTGTAGATCCGGAAGAGGAGGACTCCACTGAATTGGGTGAAGTTCCACACAAAGATCGCAAGGGAAGCATAGACAAGTACAACAGAGGAAAATATATACCGGGGTATTTCTAATGATTGACGAAATACTTTACTTCTGTTTGTCCTGCTATGGACTAACACAGATATTGGTCTATGGATCAATTTTTAACAAAGTAAGACCTCGACACCATTTCTTCCAATGCCCTATGTGTGTTGGTTTCTGGGTTGGGGTCATTTTATGGGCACTTTCCCCTTATTCCTCACTATTTATGTTTGATAGAAGTCCGTTAACAGGTTTTCTGTTAGGATGCCTGTCTTCAGGCATTAGTTATTTTCTCATCCAATTAGTGGGTGACGGAGGTGTTAGACATGAAAAAGTGGATGTTACAACCAGTGAGAAGATGCCGTAAGGGGTGTTAGCTCGGACGGGTGATGCCCGTAGGATAAGAAAATGGACTTTAAAGAAATTTTAAAACAAGCTATAATTGAAACTCTAGAAGAAGGATATTACTCTAGAGATAAATGTGTTTATAAAAAAGGCACTAATGAAAAAGTTGGATGTACAAAGGGACCTGTAAAGAAATATCTTGCGGCCCTTTATGCCAATGTACCGGATGCAAGAGAGGATTAGAGATGTCGAAGTATTTGCTCAGAGAATTTTATGAATTATGTGAAGGTGGTATCTGCGAAGATTTACTAACTGAAGACGAAAAGAGAAGAATTAAGGAAAACAATGTCCTCATTCTTTCGGGTATCATGCAGAGAGCAAATGCCAAAAACGGCAACGGCAGAGTTTACCCTCGACCAATT